CCCAGCCAGTCGAATAAGATGATGAGTCTTTCCAACTTTTAATCATCGCCTAAGGAGACAAACAAATGAGTAGAACATCACTAACTATCACCGGAATTAAATTCCAGCGCTTCGTCGGTAACACTCTGCTCGTTAGGACTACCTTTACATGGAGTGCCGCTCGCAAGTCGTCTACACGTACCGTACAGAGGACAGTTTTCACTGCAATCTGTATAGTGGCGTATAGCGCTAGTCGCGGGGGCAATCCACTTGTAGGTAAGCCTATTTTGCTTCCTTAATGTGTACTTTCTGACCGAAAAAGGCTCAATTTCTTGAGCCAGTGCAACCTGGGCTTCACCCAGGTGTTGTTGTCGAGAAGTTTCGTAACCGGCGCAGGCTTCTGAGAAGAATCTCAAAAGCATGTTCCAGCCAGGAATTTCTTTGACTATCGACAGGGGCTCCACGGTCAAGACGCGGAATTCGAATCTTTGCAGATTCTTATTCCACCGTCTCCGAGGGGCCTTGAGTTGCTCGGGTGCTTCAGGTAGGGAAGGGATGGATAATCCATAAGCCTTCAGCGGAACACAGTCATAGACTGTGCTGATCCACTCTACGATATAATCGTAGCATTTGAAACACTTACGTGCGTATAATGAGTTAGCATAGCTAACCCACGATTCGTACGCTTCAGGGCAACGGGATGGCGACCAAGGCGTCCGAAAACGGACAGGTGTGACATCGATGCCTTTATAGGCATCTAAGCCACATGATTCTCTAAAGAATCCTTTGGTACAGCTTTTGTCACGGTTTATTTTTAAACCAAATGACTCTAGCACGCTCATAGCTTGCTCCGCATTTGCGGTCGGGACTATGACATCATCTCCATACACTAGGATCTTCTCGCGAAGATCCGCGTCAGAATCTGCCATAGCGTCAAGAAGTGCCCAGACAGTTAGCGCCAATACAGGAAAGCATAAAGCTGACCCCATTGGTGCATACTTACTGAGCATTAATTTCTTGCCAGATGGCAGTTCGGTTCCTAAACTTCTACATGCTAACAGAGTCGACAAAATCGGCTCTGGGAACAGTAGACGAACTAACGCAACCGATACACGATCACTGGCCTCATTGAGGTCAAGGGTCGCATACATACCAGACTGAGACCCGTAAAGGGCCGCAAATCTGTTTGGCTGTTGATTAGTAAAGTTCACCTTACCTTTGGTAAGGCGGTGAGACTCCACATGCTGCACGATTGCCCTCGATAAACCTTGCTGAATCCACTGGAAATCCAGGGGCTCACAAGATATAAGTCGGGGACCGCGTGAATCTTTGGGAACGAGTACAACTCGAGCCAAAGACTCATTTGAGCCGATGCTAGTAATAGCATCTAGCGAATCACAGAAATGACCCATCGACGCGTAAAAATACGTATCGAGAGGATATATTTCCGTGAGCCTCGGCGATATATTAGTCCAAAAGTACTTACCGTATGCCTTCTCTCTTGTAGAGACTGCACCCGGACCGTGCTTAGGGAATATATTGCTTTGGTCAAAGGACGAAAAAACCTTTGCAAGGTTTTTGCGTGCCGTACGAATAAGCTTAGAGTAATAATCAGGTTTGATCCTGTTATATGCTTCAAGCCCGCAAGTGTTGATAAGATCAGCCGCAAGGCTGAGCTGCTCAACGAGTGTAGGAAGTTCATGTTCAGTTCTTTCGAATTGATCAATGACTTTTTGTTCGAGTTTAGGGTCACACGGCAACTCAAGTTTATAATTTATAAACAAGAGGAGTCGGAGCGACTTGACGCTGATTACATCAGCATTAGGAAGGACTTCTCCGCTATGACTCAGTACCGTTTGGAATAGCTCTCCGAATAATTTCGGTAGCTTACTGTTAGGCAAGGATTTGAATCCAAGCTTCGCAGCGTCCAGCGGTGCTGAGCCTGATAAGGCCCGATCAAGGGCTTTACCAAGGCGGGGAAGGGTTTTCGTAAGAAAACCATATCCTTCTTCTATGATCCTATAGTTAACGCGTTGAAGCGTTAACCTTAGATCACGTGAGGTGAACACATTACTGTGTAATGTTTGCACATCGCACAGCAAGGCGGCGAATACTTTACTGTATTCAAGGCTCTTAATAGTATCCATAATGGTATACTTCCTTGAGCATGAACGCCCTGTTGTACGACCCGAAGAACGATAAAGGGCCTCCATCACTGGAGGCTTGATCGTAAGAACCGAACTGTTCCGCAAGGGACAGTTCGCTTGAAGGAACCTATACGGTTCCAGCAAGGAGTGCCGCAGCACCGTTACCTGTACCGTCGTACAGAATCGTAGTCGAGGCGCCTAAAGAGGCGACAAAACTAACGAGTTCTGCTAGACAGTTAGCAGGTTCAGCCGTTGTAGTTAGACCGCCGATAGGAATATCGGCGACTAAATAAAACGACACAACACTGGGTTCGAGCGTTGCATCAGCCAGGGTATCGACAGTTTTGTCGATACGAATGACTGAGCGTCGACGTTTCTTTGTCCCGCCGCCTGTCTCAGTATGTTTAATACTGAGACGGTGTGGACGAGCATAAGACTCGCCGATCGCCGCGAACACAGTGTCTCGGTCTGAGATACTCAGGCGTTGGAATTCAACTTCCGTGCCTGCTGAGTTCTTAACTTCGTTCGTATTGAGCGTATTAGTTATCATGTTTAACCCTATTTTGAGCAATAGTGCTCCGTCATAGGTGACGTGTTGACTAGCGTCTACGCCTGCGGGTAACCGCAAGCGCAGAACCGAGAATAAACTCTTTTGGAGATATTCCCGTTATGCGTAATGCATTGGGTATTCCATCGAAACCGACGACTCTTCTATAAGCGTCTTCAGTTACATGGACTTGTGCCCCTTCATTCATGCCAGCAGGAGAACCAATGCCTACCCTTTGGTAGATATCAATGGTCCTACTATAACTGACTGAATAAAGGAACTGATGAATGTGTGTAACAGGCTTCATATTAGCTATCTGTAACGTATTGAGCCAACGGCTAACGCCGAAGATCCAATCCACTACAAATGACCAAGGAATGGCATTCCAGATAATTGCAGGGTTAAGATTAACCCCCAATGCATCCAGAAAGCCCAGTATATTTGCAAGTTCGCGCTGCAAAGCGTTAAACCTGTAGCTGTACTGTATTTCCGCATGGAGCTGGCACTTCCCCCACTTAACGGTTCGTTTCATGGCTGAACTTCCTATAACCCGGTCGCTGACTGTCCAAACCATATATGTATTATATGGCGAGGCAATCATTGGCTTGGCTGTCGGAGTCCAAACATCGACGTTTCCGTCCTGAGTGGATAGTTCGGCTGTATAATGCCGAGTTAGGGTAGTGTTTTCGCGGCGTAGAAGGTTTTCTATCTTCTTCCGCGTGTTATACATGACATTTACGATATCGCAAATGTCTTGTAAAAGCGGCATGATGTTAAACTCCTTTTGGAGAAAAGCATCAGCGCTCGCTTTCATAACCTGGCGTAGTGTAGCCTTGCCTTTTACGACAAGACTATTAATACGCTTTACTGTCTTAGGCAACGATTTGAAGTCTTTCAACTCAATAATAGAGTTGACCAACGACAAGTCGGGCTTAATCCCTGGGAGCATAGAGCATAAAGCTTTTTGCACGAAGAGATTAGTCCCATCTGGAAGCGGCACAAAGCTGCTAACAGACGGGGCATACAGTGGAGGGAGCCCAAAAGTTGGGTTCTCTCTAGGTCCGAACGGCGCGTCAGAGTACCACCACAGCCTAGGGGCATGAAACTTATCATGCCAATAGTCTGCTGCAAGATAAAACCAACTTGCATAAGGTACCTTGACGTCACCAACTGGAACGGCAGAGCGCTTATAGTGCTCAAACGCATTCCAGGATGAACGATTGTTACCGGGGACGAGGTCCGTTGAAGCTTCGAATAACGTCTGGAAAGACGTCATACGATACGACATTGGAACAGGTTCGTACCTCTGAGTCACACTCCCACTACCCGACGTATAAAACGACGAGGTGGAGGTGCTATCAGGAGGTACCCGAGAATAATCTTCGCGCGTTCGCATTCAACATGTACGGTAATGTGATTACCTCGAGGGACTCCACAAGGAGTCC